ATGGCTACTATTGGGTATATTCGGGTGTCAACAATTGACCAAAATATCGATTTACAGCGTAATGCGCTTACTAGTGCAAATTGTGACCGCATTTTTGAGGACCGTATCAGTGGCAAGATTGCAAACCGCCCCGGCCTGAAACGAGCGTTAAAGTATGTAAATAAAGGCGATACTCTTGTCGTCTGGAAATTAGACAGACTGGGCCGCAGCGTGAAAAACCTGGTGGCGTTAATATCAGAATTACATGAACGTGGAGCTCACTTCCATTCTTTAACCGATAGTATTGATACCAGTAGCGCGATGGGGCGATTCTTTTTTCATGTAATGTCAGCACTGGCCGAGATGGAGCGAGAATTAATTGTCGAGCGAACCCTTGCCGGACTGGCTGCCGCCAGAGCGCAAGGACGACTGGGAGGGCGCCCTCGGGCGATCAATAGACATGAACAGGAACAGATTAGCCGGCTATTAGAGAAAGGCCATCCTCGGCAGCAATTAGCTATTATTTTTGGTATTGGCGTATCCACCTTATACAGATACTTTCCGGCAAATCGTATAAAAAAACGAATGAATTAAAATAAAAATTACAACAGGATGGATATAACATTTTTGTAATACAGACGTATGGCATGAATAAACCGAAAGGGTATACGAAAAAGACAGCATCTAATAAAAAAGAGAAAAAATTCAACGCATTAACATATATAGTATAACACACTCACGATAAAGCCTATGTTATATCCAGCTATAGACGACATCGCTCAAAACACTACCAGACGCAGTGTTCACATAGAAAGGCTTTTTAATCAAACTGTTAGATGTAAGCATTTACGGATAGAAAAAGTAGTAAAGTTTATGCCTTAAGTGTCGATAACCTGGATGACACAGGTAAGCCTGGCATAACATTGGTTATCAAAAACCTTCCAAAAGGAAAATTTTATGGCACAAGTAATCAACACTAACAGTCTGTCGCTGCTGACCCAGAATAACCTGAACAAATCCCAGTCCGCACTGGGCACCGCTATCGAGCGTCTGTCTTCTGGTCTGCGTATCAACAGCGCGAAAGACGATGCGGCAGGTCAGGCGATTGCTAACCGTTTTACCGCGAACATCAAAGGTCTGACTCAGGCTTCCCGTAACGCTAACGACGGTATCTCCATTGCGCAGACCACTGAAGGCGCGCTGAACGAAATCAACAACAACCTGCAGCGTGTGCGTGAACTGGCGGTTCAGTCTGCTAACAGCACCAACTCCCAGTCTGACCTCGACTCCATCCAGGCTGAAATCACCCAGCGCCTGAACGAAATCGACCGTGTATCCGGTCAGACTCAGTTCAACGGCGTGAAAGTCCTGGCGCAGGACAACACCCTGACCATCCAGGTTGGTGCCAACGACGGTGAAACTATCGATATCGATCTGAAGCAGATCAACTCTCAGACCCTGGGCCTGGATTCACTGAACGTGCAGAAAGCGTATGATGTGAAAGATACAGCAGTAACAACGAAAGCTTATGCCGATAATGGTACTACACTGGATGCCTCAGGCCTTGATGATGCGGCCATCAAAGCAGCCATTGGTGGTACGACTGGTACGGCTGCTGTAACGGGTGGTACAGTTAAATTTGACGCAGATAATAATAAGTACTTTGTTACTATTGGTGGCTTTACTGGTGCTGATGCCGCCAAAAATGGCGATTATGAAGTTAACGTTGCTACTGACGGTAAAGTTACACTTGCTACGGGTGCAACTAAAACCACAATGCCTGCTGGTGCGGCAACTAAAACAGAAGTACAGGAGTTAAAAGATACACCAGCAGTTGTTTCAGCAGATGCTAAAAATGCCTTAATCGCTGGCGGCGTTGACACTGCCGATGCTAATGGCGCTGAGTTGGTCAAAATGTCTTATACCGATAAAAATGGTAAGACAATTGAAGGCGGTTATGCGCTTAAAGCTGGCGATAAGTATTACGCCGCAGATTACGATGAAGCGACAGGAGCAATTAAAGCTAAAACCACAAGTTATATTGCTGCTGACGGCACTACCAAAACAGCGGCTAACCAACTGGGTGGCGTAGACGGTAAAACCGAAGTCGTTACTATCGACGGTAAAACCTATAATGCCAGCAAAGCCGCTGGTCATGATTTTAAAGCACAGCCAGAGCTGGCTGAAGCAGCCGCTAAAACTACCGAAAACCCGCTGCAGAAAATTGATGCCGCGCTGGCGCAGGTGGATGCGCTGCGTTCTGACCTGGGTGCGGTACAGAACCGTTTTAACTCCGCTATCACCAACCTGGGCAATACCGTAAACAACCTGTCTGAAGCGCGTAGCCGTATCGAAGATTCTGACTATGCGACCGAAGTTTCCAACATGTCTCGCGCGCAGATCCTGCAGCAGGCCGGTACTTCCGTTCTGGCACAGGCTAACCAGGTCCCGCAGAACGTGCTGTCTCTGTTACGTTAATTTATTTCGTTTTATTCAGCCCCGTGAATTCGGGGCTTTTTCATTCAGCATAGATGAATATATCTTTATGGAATGTATAGCTGTAAATGATATTTCCTACGGGCGAGAGGCTGAAATATGGCCGCGGGATTATTCTATGCTTGCTCGTCGAGTTCAATTTCTACGTTTTAATGATATCCCTGTTCGATTGGTGAGTAATAATGCCCGGATAATCACAGGCTACATTGCGAAGTTTAATCCGAGGGAAAATTTGATTCTGGCTTCGGATAAACCTAAAGGAAATAAGCGCATTGAAGTTAAATTAGAGTCTCTGGCAATTCTTGAAGAATTATCAGGTAATGACGCTTTTAATCTTTCGCTGGTGCCGGCTGACGAATTTAATCTTCAGCAAGATACTCCATCAAGAAGAGATTATTTCTCGATTTGCAATAAGTGCTATAAACAGGGAGTCGGTATCAAAATCTATATGAAGTATGGACAGGTTTTGACTGGCAAAACGACAGGCGTAAATGCGTGTCAGGTTGGTGTGAGGACATCCAATGGCAATCATATGCAAGTTATGTTTGACTGGGTGAGCAGGATCACGTCTTCGGACTACGCTGAATAACGCATACGGTAATAAAAAATTCCGTGAGAAAATATTGATCCTGGAGGAACAGAGACCATTCGACAGCGCATAGATAGTTTCGCCGCTGCTCGTGCCACTACGGCCAGGACGCTTAAAGCAGCTGACAGAAAAGAATTGATCATTAAGCTTCGCAAAGAAGGTCTGCTGAATCTTCGTAAATCTATGGATACCGTAGCCCAACATCCTGGCGTCTCACGGGCAACTGCTTATCTTTATGCTCGACAGTCTGACTGCGAGCTTTGCCCCAGCCAGGCAGGACTCTCAGTGAGTGTTCTATTTTCTTTGACTCTCGTATTCCAATTCTTTCGGGAGTTATTGGTGAGACTTTTGGCGTTTTGCCCTGTCACCCATTGCGTCATTTGACGTCAATGCCCGTGAGGCTCTCAGCAATCCTCACCAGGCGGCAATAGATGTAAAAAAGCCCGCAGGGCTTGTGCCGTGCGGGCTTTCTGTACTTCACCGGACGTATCCGGATCATCATTTGGTGGGCTGGCGGGAGTTGAACCCGCGTCCGAAATTCCTACATACCATTTTCACACTAACAAAAACAGATATTTACTTTTAAAATCATTATCTTATTGGTTTTTGTGTTTGTCAGATTTTATGCGATTTTAAGTCTTTGCCGCCAAAGTGCCGCCATCAATTAGCGGTTCCAGTTGAGGTTATGAAGCGGGTTTTTTGTCACGGCATCTTCCAGATGATCGGGCGCAAAGTGGGCGTAAATCATCGTCATTTTTATGTCTGCATGACCCAGAATATCGCGCAATACCAGTATGTTTCCGCCGTTCATCATAAAATGACTGGCAAACGTATGGCGCAGTACGTGAGTGCATTGGCCTTCCGGCAGGTCAATACCGGCTCGTTTTACTGCGCGTTCAAAGGCTTTTCTGCATGGCGTGAATAACTTCCCTCTGTTTTTGGGGAGTTCATCGTACAGTTCCTGAGATATCGGTACGGTTCGGTTTTTCTTGCCTTTGGTTTTGGTATAGGTGATCCGGTATTTTGATAACTGATGGCCCTGCAGATTTTCGGCTTCACTCCATCGTGCACCGGTAGCCAGGCAAACTTTTGTGATCATCAGCAGGCTGGGGCTTTGAGAATCTGCGCAGGCATCAAGCAGGCGTTTAATTTCGTCCGGGGCCAGGAACGCCAGTTCCCCCTCTGCGATTTTGAACGTTGGCAGCCCGGCGAGCGGGTTAGGGGCTGACCAGTGGCCCAGTTTTTTCAGTGTGCCAAAAACGGATGATAGGTTGCGTTGTTCAAGGTTTACCGTGCGGGGCTTTACTGGCGACATTAGCGCGCCATCTTCGTTACGCACCTCGCCTTTTAATCGTGCTTCACGATATTTCGTAAAGTCACCGGCGGTTAATTCAGAGGCGATGGGATCGCCCAGCCCATTGCAGATAATGTGCAGTTTCGCCATCAGGCGTTTGGGGTCCGCGAGCGTCTGGCCGTAAAGGGAGTGCCACTGCTCAATCAATTCTGATAAACGCCGCCGATCTTCCTTTTCCCCCAGCCATGGTTTTTTGTTCACTTCGTCCATAGTGAAATTTTCAAATGCTATGGCCTCGCCTTTTGTCGCAAATTGTTTGCGCACTCGCTTGCCGTCACGCCCGTTTGGGTAGCACTCACACAACCATTTTCCGTTAGGCTGCTTTCTGATCGTCATGGTTTAAAGGTTCTTGATCACTTTAACTGCGCGACCGATGGCTTCAATATCATCCACGGAGCACTCAAAGGATGTTTCATCTTGGTGAACCACAATCTTATTGCCTGGAACGCGAGCAATCTTGACGATGCTTTTAACCCCATCCATATCAACAAGCCAGTAGCCGTTGCTAATTTGTTTCACAGATGTATCTACAACAAACCAATCGGCTTGCGTTTTAATGAATAATGAATCATTTGGTTCTCCATCCACCAAGCTCCTATCCAGCAAAATCTCACCTTCTGCTTTCAATTCGCCATTCTTCAGCTCTGCTTGCTTAAGACTTGGAGCCACAATCTTCGAAAGCGGACGAAGTGTGATCGATGATTCGTTTACGGGATTTTTTTCACGGTCTTGTGAGGCGAACATTTCTCCTTGCCCTGTTGCTAGCCATAGCAATGACGCGCCTGTTTCTAAAGCACATTGAATTACCCATTCTGCAGGGAAGCTATCGCGTAAGTTCCTGTTTGCCATTGTACTTTTAGATATTTTTAAGTGATCAGCCAAGGCTTGCTTAGTGGTAAATCCATACGCTTTCAGCAATCTTTCAATTGCTTCTCTTCCTCCCGAATTGGGACCTGCGTGTATGTTAATCATCAAATACTCCATTGACGACCACATAAAGTGATCGTAGTATCAGCTAACTCCCGAATTGGGAAATCCCGTAAAGTAACCTAAAACCAGCTAAAACTTAAAAAACTAAGAGATAGTGCACTATGAGTACTGAGATTTCAATTCGTGTACCAAAAGTCATAGCTACGCCAGCAGAGTTCGCAGAATGGGAGGGGTACTCCCGTGGCTCGGTTTATCAGATGATTCATCACGGTAAACTTGCTAACTACATTGAAAAAAAAGAAAAAAATAAAGGCCGTGTCTTCATTCTTTATCTCAAATACAAAAGAGATCAGGCGCGTAAGAACATGGAACAGTCAGCCTTCAATTACAACGTTGTTGTTGGTCAGTAAGTTCCATTATGCGAACTTTCTGAGGGGGTATCATGTTTGATTACAAGATTTCCAAACATCCGCACTTTGACGAAGCCTGCCGGGCTTTCGCGTTGCATCACAACATGGCAAAGCTGGCAGAACGCGCGGGAATGAACGTCCAGACTCTGCGCAACAAACTGAACCCGGAGCAGCCGCATCAGCTCACGCCGCCTGAAATCTGGCTGCTTACCGATCTGACTGAGGACTCTACCTTGGTTGATGGCTTCCTGGCACAAATTCACTGCCTGCCATGTGTGCCGATGAACGAAGTGGCAAAAGAGAAGCTGCCACACTACGTCATGAGCGCTACTGCTGAAATCGGACGTATTGCTGCCGGTGCTGTATCGGGTGATGTGAAAACTACTGCAGGCCGCCGCGATGTTATCAGTAGCATCAACTCTGTTACTCGCCTAATGGCACTGGCTGCCGTTTCCATACAGGCACGTTTGCAGGCTAACCCGGCGATGGCAAGCACAGTGGATACCGTGACGGGCCTCGGCGCTTCATTCGGTCTGATCTGAGGTGGCTATGCTGACTAGAGAACCATCTTTTGCATCACTTCTCGTTAAGCAAAGCCCAGCAATGCACTACGGTCACGGCTGGATTTATTTACCTTGCGGAAAAAAGTGGCATCCATGTATTGAACTGTCTCCCCGGCAGCAGGCTGTCCGGGGAATAGGTAAAAAGAGATTGCTACAACGTCTAAGTTTTAACGTGGCAGGCATCCTGCAAACCAGGCGAAAAGCTTTTCCTGGAAGCTGAGCTTAGTGTCGTCAGACCGACCACATGCAATAGCTGCTCTTTTGTAGGCTGGATTTAACAAAGAACCGAAAGGTGCGGAATCAGAGTGATGCAGTGTTTTCAATTTTTGTGCAATCAGTTCCGGGGTCAATTCATCCCCAGCATAAAGCAATTCACCGTACTGACGGCTTTGTACGCTAGCACGCTCGGAAATAATTGCGGGTTGCCACACAAGTTGAATTGTTGCGATTACAACAACGGGCAAAGCGAATACCCATTCCAGCCCGGTATCGGCTATGACAGCAGTACCGCTAATAATCTGAATAGCAGTCATCAATTTGTCAGCCCTACCGTGAAGTGTCGCCGTCATAAGCTCAAGGTAATAGCAGTAATGCAACTGGAAATATTCGGAGCTTTGTTTAGTCATGCCGGATTCCTATTTTTTATCTTGCCCCGGTTCTGGCTTAGGTGCAGGGGCAGGACGAGGCAATACATGGAAGTTGTCAGAGTCTGACATCAGGTTTCTCCTTCGAGGGGTAGGTGATTGTTGGCGCAAATAGTCTACCACTAAGGCACGCGCCGGGCGTGTGAAAAAATTCCCGGCACAACTTCAAATAGGTATATGTACGACGAGATAGGAGGGGGAATGGCTATTGATGGCCCGGTGGCGACAGTTCCATTAAGCCCCGGCAAACGCCTGGATGGGTTGAATCATATTGCTGAATTACGCGCAAAAGTGTTCGGCCTGAATATTGAGTCGGAGCTTGAAAGGTTCATTGAAGATATGCGCGACCAAAGGGATGTTAACAATAAACAAAATGAGAGGGCACTGGCAGCCATATTCTATATGGCAAAGATTCCAGCAGAACGTCATAGCGTCAATATTAGTGATCTGACTACTGACGAAAAGCGGGAACTGATTAAAGCAATGAATCATTTTCGTGCAGTGGTGAGCTTATTTCCAAAACGGCTAACCATGCCGAATTAACCCACAACAGAAATTAATGGCGTAAACCCGCCGGGCTTCTTATTGCCCAAATTCAGGAGAAACAACAATGCGAAATATTGAAACCCGTATCACTAAAACCGGACCAGATGATGCTGGCCTTAATCAGTTGCTGACTGATGCGCGCATGGAAGAACGCCGTGGACGCGCTGATTTGATGGCAGCACGTCTGGACTCTTTGGCTGCCCATATCGTGTCACGTCAGCTTAACCACACGGAAGCGGCTGAGCTGCTGCGTCAAGAAGCGGTGAAGATTCAGAACGAAGCGCAGGAGATCCACTGATGGCTGATTCAATGGACCTCGTACAGCAGCGCGTTGAAGAAGAACGCCAGCGCCACATCCATACCGCCCGCAATAAAACGCCGGGCGTTTCCCGTGTTCTCTGCATTGATTGCGATGCACCGATCCCGCCAGCACGCCGCCGCGCCATTCCGGGCGTGCAGTGCTGCATCACCTGTCAGGAAATCGCAGAGCTGAAAGGCAAACACTACAACGGAGGTGCTGTATGAGCACCATCCTGAAATGGGCGGGTAATAAAACCGCCATCATGGCAGAACTGAAAAAACACCTCCCAGCAGGCCCGCGACTGGTTGAACCTTTCGCGGGTTCATGCGCTGTGATGATAGAGACAGACTATCCTCATTATCTTGTCGCGGATATTAATCCAGACCTGATTAATCTCTATCAGGTGATTAAGAATGATGTTGAATACTTCATCAAAGAGGGCAGATATCTTTTTGAAGCCCGTAATGATCCAGAGGCATATTATAAGACGAGACAGGAGTTTAACTTGCGCCATGGTGGCGCAATTGAACGGGCATTGTATTTCTTATATTTAAATCGCCATGGTTATCGCGGACTGTGTCGCTATAACTTGGACGGTTATTTTAATGTTCCTTACGGTAATTATAAAAAGCCGTACTTCCCTGAAAACGAAATACGTGCATTTGCAGAAAAAGCAAAACGCGCAACGTTTATCTGCGCCAGCTATGACGAGACACTGGCACTGCTGCAAACGGGTGATGTTGTCTATTGCGATCCACCATATGACGGCACGTTTAACGGATATCACACAGCTGGTTTTACAGAGAATGATCAGTTCCATCTGGCGTCTATTCTTGAACGCCGGTCATCAGAAGGTCATCCGGTTATCGTGTCCAACAGCGATACGTCTCTGACCCGTTCGCTTTATCGTGATTTTACTCGCCATCGTATAACCTCTAAGCGCAGCATGGGCGTGGCTGCCGGTGATAGTAAAACTGCAGTAGAAATCATCGCCACAAAATCAGCATGCTGGTTTGGTGTTGATTTGGCGTCTGGTCCTGATATCTCGGTGGAAACTGAGGTGCGGGCGTGGCAGTGAGTAAAATCACATTACATTATGTACAAACCACCGGCGGCTCGAATGAGGCCGCCGCAGCCTTTCCATGGAATACCCCAAAAAAAGCGGTTAACCCGTATCTGGACACGGCGGAAGTTGCGCCGGAGTCTGCGCTTTCAAACCTGATCGCTCTTTACGCTGCGGATAACGAGCAGGAGCAGTTGCGCCGTGAGAGGCTGAGCGATGAGGTCTGGGAACGCTATTTCTTCAATGAATCCCGTGATCCTGTCCAGCGTGAAATGGAGCAGGATCGGCTGATTAGCCATGCCAAAACGGCGCGTGAGCAGCAGCGTTTTAATCCCGATCTGGTCATTATTGCCGATGTGGGCGCCCAACCGGCGCATATCAGCAAGCCGCTACTTGAACGGATTAAATATTTCCATAGCCTGGGCAGAGCAAAAGCTTATTCCCGCTACCTGCGCGAAACAATCAGGCCGTGTCTTGAGCGGCTGGAGCGCGTGCGTGACAGCCAGGTGTCTGCGTCTTTCCGGTTCATGGCGAGCCACGACGGGCTGGAGGGGCTGCTGGTACTCCCTGAAATGAATCAGGATCAGGTCAAACGCCTATCCACGCTGGTTGCGGCACATATGAGCATGTGTCTTGATGCGGCCTGCGGTGATCTGTTTGTCAGTGACGATGTTAAACCAGAAGAAATCCGCCAGGCATGGGAAAGGGTTGCTGCAGAAGCCATGCGCCTTGAGGTCATCCCGCCAGCCTTTGAGCAGTTGCGCCGCAAAAAGCGCCGCCGTAAGCCGGTGCCTTATGAACTGATCCCACCGTCGCTGGCCCGTATGCTGTGCGCGGACTGGTGGTATCGCAAATTGTGGCAGATGCGCTGCGAGTGGCGGGAGGAGCAGTTGCGCGCCGTCTGCCTGGTCAACAAGAAAGCCTCACCGTATGTCAGCTACGAAGCCGTGATCCACAAACGCGAGCAGCGCCGCAAATCGTTGGAGTTCTTCCGCTCGCATGAGCTGATCAACGAAGACGGCGACACGCTGGACATGGAAGACGTGGTGAACGCCAGCAACAGCAACCCGGCGCACCGCCGTAATGAAATGATGGCCTGTGTTAAGGGGCTGGAGCTGATCGCGGAAATGCGCGGAGACTGCGCGGTGTTTTATACCATCACCTGCCCGTCACGCTTCCACGCAACCCTCAACAACGGCAGACCTAATCCGAAGTGGACCAGTGCCACTGTCCGGCAGAGCAGTGACTATCTGGTTGATACGTTCGCCGCTTTCCGCAAGGCAATGTACAAGGCCGGGTTGCGCTGGTACGGCGTCCGCGTTGCAGAGCCGCACCATGACGGGACCGTGCACTGGCATCTTCTGTGCTTCATGCGCAAAAAAGACCGCCGTTCCATCACCGCGCTGCTGCGTAAGTTTGCCATCCGTGAAGACCGCGAGGAGCTGGGCACCAATACCGGGCCGCGCTTCAAGTCCGAGCTAATCAACCCGCGCAAGGGCACGCCGACCAGCTACATCGCCAAATACATCAGTAAGAACATCGACGGGCGCGGGCTGGCTAAAGAAATCAGCAAAGAAACCGGCAGATCACTGCGTGACAGCGCCGAGCATGTCAGCGCCTGGGCGTCACTGCACCGTGTCCAGCAATTCCGTTTCTTTGGTATTCCGGGGCGTCAGGCATACCGTGAGCTGCGCTTGCTGGCTGGTCAGGCGGCGAGAGTGCAGGGCGAACGCAAAGCGGGTGCGCCGGTACTGGATAATCCGCGTCTGGATGCGGTACTGGCAGCTGCAGATGCGGGTTGCTTTGCCACCTACATCATGAAACAGGGCGGTGTACTGGTTCCCCGCAAACATCACCTTGTCCGCACAGCTTATGAGCTTAACGACGAACCGAGCGCCTACGGCGATCACGGTATCCGTATCTATGGCATCTGGTCCCCGATTGTAGAGGGCAAAATTTGCACGCACGCGATGAAGTGGAAAAAGGTTCGTAAGGCCGTTGACGTTCAGGAGGCGGCAGCCGACCAGGGCGCTTGCGCCCCTTGGACTCGTGGCAATAACTGTCCCCCTGTTGAAAATACGAACAAATCAGGGGGGGATCTGCCCGATATTAAAACCATGAATGAGAAGGAACTGCAGGATTATCTCCACAATATGGGCCAGAAGGAACGGCGGGAACTTACAGCCAGGTTGAGACTGGTAAAACCGAAGCGGAAAACAGTATACAAACAGAATATTTCGGAGCAGCAGCGCCTGCAGCTTAAGGCAGAACTGACTGCCAGAGGGTTTGAAGGTAGTGCATCGGAGATTGATTTGCTTCTGCGTGGCGGCAGTATTCCATCCGGGGCTGGGTTGCTTATTTTTTACCGTAACCAGCGGTTGCAGGAAGATGATAGATGGCGGCAATGGTACGGCTGACGCGGGTTAATAATTTATGCTGTATTGATCGGTGTCAGGGCTATCTAATTGACAGATAAAAAGAGTTTTACATTTCTAGCTTCCTAATATACTGTAATTATAAACAGTGGTTATATATACAGCATTGTGTTCCGTAGCAGTGAAAGGAGGAAAGATGCAGGACTATCTTTTGGAGTCGTTGAAGCTCCAGCGCATTGATTTTTTTATCAAGCTTGTGGCGGCTAGTGAGTGCAGCGACGAAGAGAAGCGGCTGGCTATCCAGTGGGTGTCCGAACTGACAGACGAACTGATGGCAAAAATTCGCAGCCATGAATACAGCAGGTCTATGGACGTGACCAGTTAAAAGGAATCTGTATGCGTATTGAAATAATGATCGATAAAGAGCAGAAGATTAGCCAGTCCACACTGGACGCCCTTGAAACCGAGCTTTACCGTAATTTGCGCCCTCTGTACCCAAAAACAGCAATTCGCATCCGTAAGGGCAGCGCCAATGGTGTTGAACTAAGCGGGCTAAAACAGGATGAAGACAAAAAGCGAGTGATGGAAATTATGCAGCAGGTCTGGCAGGACGACTGCTGGTTACATTAAGGAACATTGCGGGCGATAAAACTGGTTTTTACCGTCCGCAAGGTTGAACAAAGAGTGTAGCGAGGCGTTAGGTGGTTCAAAGGAGAAGCGGTTATTTTGCCCGTAAAAGTGAACCTCCTGTATCTCGATCAGTTTTCTTTGAATTTTTCACTCAATCTTTTCGTCAATACCTCGATAGATTCTTTACGACCGGAGAACAAGTCATTGACGACGTACTCCATAATCTCAAAAGCATCCTCAATGTCTTTGATTTTTACTTCATCGTAGGTATGGCTTCCGGCATTTCCTAAAAATTTAATTGCCATAAGAGGCTTTGAAAACGATTCGTATAATTCAGGCAGCATCCCTAAACGGTGGTGTAGGGTTATGCGTTTGCCATTATCACTACGTTCAGTTACATCCATAGCGGTCAGCATTCTTTCAACTGAAATTCGGATTAGGTTTGCTGCTGCTCCAGGCTGTATTAGGAAAATGGAAAATGAGGCTTCAAGTGGTTCGGTAATTTCTTTTGGGCATTTTTCAGGTATTTCGAAAGGATGCAGAGATGGGAAAAAGGTGAAAGGTCTGTGCCATTGATAGTACTCCATATCATTTCTTTCTTCATCCCAACCTTGTTCCCATCCACTCTGACCAGAACAGGCTACAACTTCGCCACATTGCCTTCTTGAGCAGCGGGCCATGCAACTGAAAACAGATGAATCCATTTCTGGTTCAAACCAATCTTCACTTCGGTATTTTTGGGTGTCATGTGTGTCATTCAAGACGAAACTTTCTTTAATGATATGTAGGGTTTTCTGATGGCATTTAGGGCAGGGCCACTCAACCTGCATATCGTGGAAAAACGCACCAGAGAGCTTGTGCACAGCCATTCTTTGTGTTCCTCATTTTTATGATTGGTAGGGATTGTATCTTCATATACGATTACAGTTGCATTAAAGATAAGCCATAGCAAGCTACTGGAAAAGGGTCGAAGCAGTTGGAGCATATCAGATGTTTTTTCTTAAGGTGAATTGTTGTGCATGACTATGCTGCATGAAATCGCATGATCGTTTGAGGATCGTTTTTGCTGAGGCTCGCCAGAACTGGCGGGCTTTTGTTGATGCCATTCAGGTGCATGAAAACCACTACAGAAAGCGGGCAGGCGTGGCGGGGATACGAGCGCGCGCTAAGCCTTATAAGTACGGTCTATTGATTTAATTGCTGGACATACATACAGTATTGTTCTATTGTCTATTATCCCTAGGGGTTTTGGCGATGTTTGGATAAAATAACCCGCAAAATATCCATCATCAGCTAAAGCTAAACAGGGATGTCAAATGCCTTACCAATTGGTAGTGCTTAGCCCGGTTGCTAACGATATTGAACAGTTAGGAACCAAAGAGAAATTTTGGTTCTATTATTCCCATGACACTGTTCATTTACAGTTGTTCAAGTACTCAAGGCCGGGCACTGGTGAGCATTGGTCCGAAAAATGTGCAGCAGAGCTATGCCATCTGCTTAACATTCCGCACGCCAGCTATGATTTAGCTAAGTACAATGATAGATTTGGTGTGGTAACGGAGAACCTTATACCTGTTGGTTTCAGAATGGTGATGGGAAACGAGGTTCTTCATAGTTCGACGGCAGACTATCCTCAACCCTTGCAACTGGGCGAGAAGCCAGTAAGGGTTAGAGAGCATACTGTAACAAGAGTTTTGGGCTGCTTAGATAAGGAATCTATCCAGCCACCGCCGAGTGCATATGACCTCTTAGGGTTAAATGCTGCAGATGTGTTCTGTGGATATTTGATGCTAGATGCACTGGTTAGCAATCAGGATCGCCATCATGAAAATTGGGCGATTATGCTTAACAATGAAACTGGTGAGCAGTTTTTGTGTCCAACTTATGATCATGCTGCCAGTTTAGGAAGGGAGATGTTAGATAATGAACGTTATGAACGTCTTAATACTAAAGATAAAAACCGTCAAATCCCCTGCTTTGTGAGAAAGGCTCGCTCAGAGCTGTTCAAAGCTAAAACAGATAAGAAGCCCTTGTTTACAGTTGAAGCATTTCAACATGCAGTCGAGGGAAGAGTTGCAGCTCGCGACCATTGGCTGGGTAAGCTGAGCGCTTTAACAGAAGATTCCATTACGGATGTGTTTAACCAAGTGCCTGCATCGTGTATCTCTGAGTGTGCACGCGAATTTGCAGCGTTAATGGTAATGGAAAATCGTAGAAGGCTACTAGAGAATGACTAATACAAACTCCGTTTACGTTGCATGGCAAGCTCCAGACACTAGAGACTGGCACGTTGTCGGCAATTTGCAAGAGCGCAATTCGGGGTATGTTTTTAAGTACACCAAGGGTGCTCTTAAATCTGCAAAATTTACCAAGTTTAGTGGCATGACTGATGTCCGAGAAACCTATGTATCGGAAGAGTTGTTCCCTCTCTTTAAAAATCGCCTTTTGTCTCCTCGACGTCCAGAGTATCCAAGTTTCATTAAGTGGCTTGGACTTGAGGATGATAATGTAAATCCTATCGATATTTTGGCCCGCTCTGGTGGGTTAAGAAGTACTGATCAGCTACAGATTTTCAAAAAACTTGAAGTAGATTCCAAGGGTAGATTTGAACATTTCTTCTTTTTGCATGGCCTAAGCTATCTAAATCCCATGGCGAATGAACGAGTATCAGAGCTGAAACCGGGGCAAATTTTACGCCTTTGCTTAGATCTTCAAAATGAATATGACGGTGACGCTGTTGTAGTTCGTGCCGACAAGCCGGCAGAAATTATCGGCTATTGCCCTAGGTATTTATGTAATGATATTAAGAAGATGCTGCTAAGTGATTCAAAAGCAATCACTTTAACAGTCGAGAAAATTAGCGACGATGCTCCGCATAACTATCGTTTGCTATGTAAATTATCTGGAACGCTACATCCGTCTTGTCAGTCGACGCTGATTCTTCAGGATGAGTTCGAAGCTATCGAATAGCAGGGAAAAGCCACCTTTCGGTGGCTTTTTTATTCCTGCTTTATCTCAAGATTGTACGGTTCAAAGCGGATAACATCTTCCCCGATCCATTCATTTAGCTCCTGTAGCCGTTTCTGCAGCGGCATCAGCTCGTTGCGGACAAAGACACGGCTGGCCTTCTCCACATCCCCAAATCCCCCAACATTGCTTGGCATAATCCCCATCATCTGTGGCGGCACGCGGTGTGCTGCCATCATGTCATCACGGCTCACATTTTTGATATTCAGAAATTCATCCTTTGCCGCAACCTCTGAAAGCGGGATGATTTGTATGCCGTCCTTTTTGCCGTTAGGCGAGTACATAAACAGGTTGCGGAAGTTGCCTGGCCCTTTGGCGCTTTTCATGGCCTGGCGGATGTTGTTCACGTCCTCCTGGTTCTGCGCGGCGTCAGTCATGTACATGATGAAGCCTGCGTGGCTACCGTTAATGTAGTACTTCCGGCGGAACAGTGTTGCGGACTCATTAAGCAGGGCGGAAGGGATAGCTGACAGATATTCCGGCAGACCGTAAATCTCCTGGTTTAAATCCGGCTCCATCAGGTGAAAGATGCTGCCTTTGGTGAACTCGTAGGGCTGCGTGGTTAGGCCGTATTGCACAAACCAGTAGGTGTCTAAATCGATCCCGCGGCGGGTGTATTTCGCCAGTGATGGTTCCAGCGACAGAATGCCGCCTAGGCGGTTCGTTCGTTTCTCCAGATAAGCGTTACCAAACACCAGATAGTCCTGCACAAAGCGGCTGAACGCCTGCTGACTCAGGAGTGGATGCGGGATAAAGGTGCTGGTCAGAATATTGCGTTTAACGGCAATCGGTGAACTGTGGTGCACGGCGGCACGGTAGGTGCGAGCCAGCCCATCAAAGCTGACCGGCGGTTCATACCATCTGCCCATCTGTACACATTCTACATAGTCCAGCAGCTCGCGGCGGTCCAGTACCGGGATCGGATCGCCAAAGCTGAACGTTTCGGCGCGAGTTGTATTCTTCTGCAGTTCGGCCTCCTGCACAGGCGCGGTGCTGGTCAGGGCGTCGTGTTCACTCATCAAAAAATCTCCACAATATTGCTGGTATTGGCGGCTTCGCCCTGCAGCGGTTCGTTAAACAGTGCGTGCATCGTTGCCCAGGCCAAATCTGCGTGACTGGCTTCTTCGCTGCGGCTGGCTTCGTAGGTAGGGCGGTTGCCGCTGGCGGTGGTGGCCCGGCGGATAGCCATAAAGGACTGCGCAATGTCGGTTTGCCCCGCGTCAAACTCCAGACGGCGGTGGCTGATAATGTCGTATGCCTTGAGCACCAGGGCATTTTTAACGTTGGGGTTGTAGACAAACTCCCGGACGGCAGGAAAGAACGCTTTCACATTCTCGTAAACCCCGTGACCAACGCCGGTCGAGTCGATACCTATGTATGTCACGTTGTACTGTTCAGTCAGTTTTTTGATGGCGTCAGCCTGGGCGCGGAAGTCCATCCCGCGCCACTGGTGACGCTCAAGAATGCGAAACTTACCGCCTGGCACGGCTGGCGGTGCCACCACCACGCATCCGGCGCTGTCGCCGTTCTGCGTACCTTTTGCTGGGTCATAACCGATCCACACTTCGCGCCAGCCAAACGGGCGCAGGGCCAGTGCATGAAAGTCGGTCCAGACTTCCCAGCTGTCCACCATGCACGCCTGCAGTTCGCTGAGCGGGAACACGGACGCGAGATCGTCCACAAACTCGCACATCAGCAGGTTCTGGTATTCGTCCGGGCTATACTCCATGCGCAACTGATCAAGGTCGAACAGGTTACAGCCGCCGCGCACTGCATCTTCCACGGTGACTATCTGGCGGTATTGACCGTCTGCGCACAGCAGGCCGGGGGCCAGATTGCTGTGGGACAGATCAATGTCCACCTTATCGGCTTTGTTGCGCCCACGGTTGAACAGCGCACCGGACCAGAACGGATAAGCACTGTGTGTCAGGCTGGATGGCGTGGAAAAATAGGTTTGTCGCCATTTTTTGTGAATAGCCATACCGGAAGCTACTTTGCGCAGCTCCTGGAATTTCGGTATCCAGAAATATTCATCCAGATACAGGTTGCCATGGTAACTCTGGGCCGTGCGGGCATTCGTGCCGAGGAAATACAGTGTGGCCCCGTTAGGAAGCACCATCGGATCGCCTTTAAGTTCCACTTCCACTTCTTTGGCGAAGTCGATGATGTACTGCTTAAAGACGTGGGCCTGTGCCTTACTGGCAGAAAGGAAAATCTGGTTACGTCCGGTCAGCAGGGCGTCAATCAGGGCTTCATGGGCAAAGTAAAAGGTCGCGCCGATCTGGCGTGACTTCAGCAGGTTGCGAATGCGGTTGGTTTTTCCGGCTTCCCACCAGTGGCGCTGGTAGTTGAACAAGGAGGAATGGAAGATTTCTTCCAGCTTCTCAATCTGTTCATCGGTGAAAACATTCTTTTCCGGCTGACGGCGTGGGCCTTTGTTGCGGTTGGCGACGTTAGGGTTTAAGTCGGCTTCGTTGCCGCCATTGTTAAACTTGCCGATCCGCGCGTGGCGCTCCGACTGGCGCGCCAGCAGGTCAATCTCTTTGAAATCTTTCCCTTCTTTGTGCTCCTTCATAATGAGCTGGCAGTAGCGTGCGGCGGTGGTGAGCTGCATCTGATCCAGCGGCCCATAGTCACCCCACTTGTCGCGTTTTTTCCAGCTGTGAACGGTTGCAACTTTCTCGCCCAGCATTTCAGCAATGCGGGCTACGCGGTATCCCTGAAAGTACAGCAGCATGGCCTGCCGACGGGGATCGAGATCTGCGGGTGTCAGTGTGGTGTTCATGGCACAAACCTACAGCCTTGAATGAAGGCTTTCCCCGCCTGCGGTTTGTGTGGTTGTCGGTACAAATACCGCGCATTGTTTCACTGCCCCTATCACCGCAACCATAAGGCTCCAGTAAGTTTTTTCTAACGGAGCACGGCTCATGACAGTGAAAGCAAAGCGTTTTCGCATCGGGGTGGAAGGTGCCACCACCGACGGACGCGAAATCCAGCGTGAATGGCTGGAACAGATGGCAGCCAGCTACAACCCGGCGGTTTACACCGCACTGATTAACCTTGAGCACATCAAGTCTTATCTGCCGGACAGCACCTTTAACCGCTACGGCAAGGTGACGGCGCTGTTTGCTGAAGAAATCACGGAAGGTCCACTGGCAGGCAAGATGGCGCTGTATGCCGACGTTGAGCCAACGGAGTCCCTGGTGGAACTGGTGAAAAAAGGCCAGAAATTATTCACATCTATGGAAGTCAGCCCTAAGTTTGCCGACACCGGCAAAGCCTACCTGGTCGGCCTGGCTGCCACTGATGATCCCGCCAGTCTGGGCACTGAAATGCTGACATTCAGCGCCAGCGCCGAGCATAACCCGCTGGCAAACCGCAAGCAGAATCCCGCCAATCTCTTTACCGCCGCAGAGGAAACGCTGATCGAACTGGAAGAAGTCCAGGACGAAAAGCCGTCCCTCTTTGCCCGCGTCACCGCGCTGTTCACCAAAAAAGAGCAGACCGACGATGCGAGATTCTCTGATGTGCATAAAGCCGTGGAGCTGGTCGCTACTGAGCAGCAGATCCTGAGCGAGCGCACTGATAAATCCCTGTCCGATCAGGACCAGCGTCTTTCTGAGCTGGAGTCCTCCCTGCAGGAGCAGCAGACCGCCTTTGCCGAGTTACAGCAGCGGCTGAGCCGCGAAGACAGCCGCAAGGATTACCGCCAGCGCGCGCCAGGCGGTGACGCACCGGCAGGCACCCTGACCAATTGCTGATGGAGCATAAAACCCGATGAAAAAGAAAACCCGCTTTGCCTTTAACGCTTACCTGCAGCAACTGGCGCGCCTGAACGGTGTGGAGGTTGAAGAACTCTCCAGCAAGTTCACCGTTGAGCCGTCCGTGCAGCAGACGCTGGAAGACCACATCCAGCAGTCCGCTGCTTTCCTGACGCTGATTAACATCACGCCGGTCACTGAGCAGTCAGGGCAGTTGCTGGGGCTGGGCGTTGGCAGCACCATTGCCGGAACCACCGATACCACCACCAAAGAGCGCGAGCCTACCGATCCGACGCTGATGGAAGACGTGGAATACAAATGCGTACAGACCAACTTTGATACGGTGCTGACCTACGCAAAACTGGACCTGTGGGCCAAGTTCCAGGACTTCCAGGTGCGTATCCGCAACGCCATCGTCAAGCGTCAGGCGCTGGACCGCATCATGATCGGCTTTAACGGCGTGAAGCGCGCCAAAACCTCAAATCGTGCTGAAAACCCGCTGCTGCAGGACGTCAATAAAGGCTGGCTGCAGAAAATCCGCGAAGACGCGCCGGATCACGTCATGGGCAGCAAAACCGCAGAAGACGGCACCACTACTGCAGAACCGGTAAAAGTAGGTCCGGGTGGTAAGTATGTAAATCTTGACGCGGTGGTGATGGATACCGTCAACGAGCTGATCGATGTGGAGTATCAGGATGATGACGAGCTGGTTGTTGTCTGCGGACGTGAACTGCTGTCTGACAAGTATTTCCCGCTGGTCAACAAAGAGCAGGACAACAGCGAGAAAATCGCCGCCGATCTGATCATCAGCCAGAAACGCATGGGCGGCCTGCAGGCTGTGCGCGCGCCTTTCTTCCCGGCAAATGCCCTGCTGATCACCCGTCTGGATAACCTGTCCATCTACTGGCAGGAAGACACCCGCCGCCGTTCAGTTATCGACAACCCGAAACGCGACCGGATTGAAAACTTTGAATCCGTCAACGAGGCGTATGTGGTCGAGGACTACCGCTGCGCGGCGCTGGTAGAAAACATCGAAATCGGTGATTTCAGCGCGCCTGCCGCACCGGAAAGTGGGGAATAACGCATGAGCCTGAGTCCCGCACGGCAGCACCGCCTGCGCATTCAGGCTGAACAGGCCGCCCGTGAGGGCGGCAGTGTTCGCCATGCGTCGGGCTATGACCTGATGCTGCTGCAGCTGGCAGAAGACCGCCGCCGCCTCAAGGGCGTCCAGTCCACGGTGAAAAAGGCGGAAATCAAGGTGGAACTGCTGCCGAAATATTCCGCCTGGGCGGAGGGCGTGCTGGCTGCTGGAGGTGCGCAGCAGGATGACGTGCTGATGTACGTGATGCTGTGGCGTATCGACGCCGGTGATTATGCTGGCGCGCTGGAAATCGGGCGTCATGCGCTGCGCCATGGCTGGGTGATGCCGCTGGGCAACCGTAACGTGCAGACCGTGCTGGCAGAAGAAATAGCAGACGCGGCGCAAAGCGCTCTGCTGGCCGCTGCCGGTTTTGATGCCGATCTGCTTCTGCAGACGCTGGACCTGACAACCGATATGGATATGCCGGACCAGTCGCGGGCGCGCCTGCATAAAGCCATCGGCGCTGTACTGAGCGAAAGCAATCCGGCGTCTGCCCTGAATCACCTTACCCATGCGCTGCAGCTCGATCCCCGCTGCGGTGTGAAAAAAGAAAAACAGCAGCTGGAGCGCAGACTGCGCAATGACAGCCGCTAACGAACGTGCCCCGCGCACGGGCGGCACGGGATGGCGAAAGGCACTGCCACATCAAAATTCCGTCCACCGCCCACTTATTCAGGAGAAAGCCGCATGAAGTTTGTTGCGCCAGAACAGGCACCGGAACAGGCGGAGGTCATCAAAAATACGCCGTTCTGGCCTGATGTGGACCTGTCGGAATTTCGCAGTGTGATGCGCACTGACGGCACGGTGACGCAGCCGCGTTTAAAGCAGGTCGTGCTGACGGCGATCTCTGAGGTTAACGCTGAGCTGTACGACTTCCGCAACCGTCAGCAGATGCTGGGCTGGCGGACACTTGCTGAGGTTCCCGCAGAAATGCTGGACGGTAAAAGCGAGCGTATCCGGCACTACCACAACGCTGTTTTTTGCTGGGCGCGCGCTGTGCTTAATGAGCGTTATCAGGACTATGACGCCACGGCGTCAGGCGTGAAGCGAGGGGAGGAGCTGGCGGAGGCCAGCGGCGATCTGTGGCGTGATGCCCGCTGGGCCATCAGCCGGGTACAGGATGCGCCGCACTGTACGGTGGAGCTTATCTGATGAAAGTGCGTGCGCATCAGTATGACACGGTGGACGCGCTTTGCTGGCGTCATTACGGGCGCACGCAGGGTGTCACTGAGCAGGTTCTGCAGGCAAATCCGGGGCTGGCTGAGTACGGCCCATTTTTACCGCACGGGCTGCAGGTGGAGCTGCCGGACATTACGGCGTCAACCACGGCGCAGACCGTCCAGCTATGGGACTGAATTATGACGCTTGAACGAATCAGCGCCTTTATCACTTACTGCATTGCCGTGCTGCTGGCATGGCTGGGCGATCTGTCGCTCAAGGATGCGTCAACGGTTGGCGGCGTACTGATTGGTGTGCTGATGCTGGCTATCAACTGGTACTACAAACACCAGTCTTTCAAATTGTTACGTGGCGGCAAGATTTCGCGGGGGGAATATGAATCCTTCAATCGTTAAGCGCTGCCTTGTCGGGGCGGTGCTGGCTATCGCCGCCACGCTGCCCGGATTTCAGTCGCTTCATACCTCCGTTGAGGGGCTGAAACTGATCGCCGATTACGAGGGATGCCGCCTGCAGCCTTATCAGTGCAGCGCGGGCGTCTGGACTGACGGGATCGGCAATACGTCCGGTGTGGTGTCTGGAAAAACCATCACGGAACGGCAGGCGGCGCAGGGACTTATCACCAACGTGCTGCGCGTGGAGCGGGCACTGGATAAATGTGTGGTGCAGCCGATGCCGCAAAAGGTCTATGACGCGGTGGTGTCGTTTGCTTTCAACGTGGGCACCGGCAACGCCTGCAGCTCCACGCTGGTTAAGTTGCTGAACCAGCGGCGCTGGGCGGATGCCTGCCATCAGCTGCCGCGCTGGGTATATGTCAAAGGTGTGTTTAATCAGGGGCTGGACAACCGCCGCGCGCGGGAAATGGCTTGGTGCTTAAAAGGAGCATAACGGAATGAAAAAGAAAGTCATGAGCGTTTTTTTCCAGCTGGCATGGGCTGCGCTGTTGGTAATCAGCCTGCTGTATCCGCGCAGCGGTGCGCCGGTTCTGGTTGGTGCGTCTGTCTGGGTGTCATGCTTCCTCGCCTGGCTGCTTGCTGCGCTGTGCGCTGTCGGGTGGTTCGCCGGAGATCGGGCGCGCGATGAGGTCAGGGCGGCATTAATCAAATTCAGGGCGCACCCCGTAAAACCCGTGCGTACATGGGCTATCAGGCTGCTTATTGTTCTGTGCCTGGCGTTTTCGGGATGGGTGATCACCCTGGTGTTTTACCTGCTGACGCTGGTTTTGTATCAGATTGCCCGCTCACAGCTTCATGAGCCGATGGCGGCCTGATGCGTGCGCTGGCGGTAGTGCTGGCGCTGGCACTTGCGGCGCTGGGCTGGCAGTCGTGGCGGTTAAACAATGCCAGCCACACCATCGAAACGCAGGGCGCGGCGCTGAAAAGCAAAACGCAGGAGTTGACGAAGAAAAACAGCCAGCTGATCGGCCTGTCCATTCTGACCGAAACCAACAGCCGGGAGCAGACGCGGCTTTATGCGGCAGCGGAACAGACCACCGCACTGCTGCGAAGCCGTCAGCGCCGGATCGAGGAACTGAAACGTGAAAACGAGGATTTGCGCCGCTGGGCTGACACTCCTTTGCCTGCTGACATTATCCGGCTGCGGGAGCGTCCGGCCCTCGCCGGAGGTGCAGCTTACCGTGAGTGGCTGTCCCAGGGTGACGCAGTGCCGCCTGGAAAGGTCAGCGCCGAGCAGTAACGGCGATCTGAATGCGGTGCTGGATGAAACCGAGGCCGCCTGGGCGGTCTGTGCTGACAAAGTGGACACAATTATTGCGTGTCAGGAGCGAGACAGTGAACAAACCGCAGTCCTTACGCAGCGCCCTGAATAAAGCGGTTGCCTATGTCCGGGACAACCCGGACAAGCTGCACCTTTTCGTTGATAACGGCTCACTGGTGGCAACAGGAGCCAGTTCCATGTCATGGGAATACCGCTACACCCTGAACGTGGTGATCGAGGATTTCAGCGGCGACCAGAATCTGCTGATGGCCCCAGTCCTGCTGTGGCTCAGTACCAGCCAGCCGGACGCCATCAACAACCCGGATCTACGCGAAAAACTGTTCACCTTTGAAGTGGATATTCTGCGAAACGATGTGTGCGATATCAGCATGAACCTGCAACTGACTGAGCGTGTGCTGGTCAGCACTGACGGCAGCGTATCGAGCGTTGAAGCGGTGCCGGAGCCGGACGAACCCGAAGAAATGTGGACGGTGAAACGTGGATGAGCTGCAGAAGGTGGATGACTGGCTGACGGCGCTGCTGGCGAATCTGGAGCCTGCCGCACGCAACCGTATGATGCGGCAACTGGCGCAACAGTTGCGCCGGACGCAGCAGCAGAACATCAGGCTGCAACGTAATCCTGACGGCAGCGGCTATGAGCCGCGCAGGGTGACAGCCCGTAGCAAGAAGGGACGTATCAAACGCCAGATGTTTGCCAAATTGCGCACAACTAAATATCTTAAAACCGCCGCAACTGCGGACTCTGCCAGCGTTGAGTTTGCTGGGCAGGTGCAGCGTATTGCCCGTGTACACCACTACGGCCTGCGCGACAGAATTACAAAATTAGGTCCCTTAAAAAAGTATCCTGAACGGAGACTGCTTGGACATACCAACAATACTGTAGAATTAGTTAAAAGCATTATGTTAGATTATATGAAACGTTAAAACATAAGGGGTCCAAAAATGGGGTTGCAGGATGAATTAAATCTAGCAAAGAAAGAAATATCTAAAGATAGCTTTGATATGTCAGTTGGGGAGCTGAGTCGTATTTATGAAAGAAATGAAGTTATAATTAATCCAAATTATCAAAGGTTGTTTAGATGGGATGAATCACAGAAAACTCGTTTTATTGAGTCATTATTGTTAGGTATTCCTATTCCTCCTATATTTGTATTTACCGATGAGAGTGGGAGATGGGAGGTTATTGATGGCTTGCAAAGGCTGTCTACTATATTTGAGTTTTCAGGTGTGTTAAAAAAAGACGATGGGACTTGTCATCCTCAGTTCATTCCTTCTGGAACAAGACTGCTACCTTCCCTTGATGGTATGAAGTGGGAAAAAGAATCAGAAGACGATGAAAAGGTTATTCCTTTATCTATTCGTTTGGATTTTGAACGTTCTCGGTTGCGAGTGGAAATACTTAAAAAGGAAAGTGATGAAAAGACTAAATATGAGTTATTTGAAAGGTTAAATACAGGTGGTTCTAGACTCACAGATCAAGAAGTGCGTAATTGCATCATGGTTATGCTTAATCCGGAATTATTCGAAAAACTTAATAAACTAAGTCAGTATGCTAGCTTCAAGGAAGTAACCCTTCAAACTGAAAAATCTATATCAGAACAGAAGCCATTGGATCTTACGTTGCGTTTTCTTGCCTATAGATACTCTCCTTTTGATAAAAGCGTAGATATAAATGAATGGTTAAATAATATTTCTCGAAATATTGCATCGGATAAAAATTATAACATAGATGCTGAGAGTGATTTATTTAAGAGAACGTTTGATGTTTTAGCTAAAACTACAGGTCAGAATTCGTTTAAGAAATATGATGGCAATAACTTCTCAAGAGGTTTTTTAATTTCTGCTTATGAGGTTATTACACAGGGTATTGCTGCGAATATTGATAAGTATGAAAAGCAGTCAGCGGATTATGTCGAAGAGAAAATCAAAGCAATCTGGAATAATCCTGAATTTACAAACTATGCTCGGGCTGGAGTTAATGCGCCAAGTCGTTTGATTAATACCCTGCCTAAAGCTCCAGTTTGGTTTGACTAAAATGGAAATAAGAACCGCTGAAATGTTGAGCCGAGAGTTGACGAATGAACTTTCTTGGCGAACTAAAGAGATAATACAGTTACGCATGGAGGCAAAAGCAAAAGAGGGGTCTCTAAAGAAAACAATCATCAGGTCTGGTGTTGCGATATCATATTCCCATTGGGAAGGTTTTGTCAAAAACGCAACCGAGTATTTTTTGAATTTCCTTAATTATCAAAAAATACAGGTGGAGTCCTTGAAATTAGTTTATATGACCCATGCCCTTAAAAAAGAGATTCATGGATTTTCTGAAACTAAGGATGTTGATACATGTATAAGGTTTTTAACTGCATTGATAGAGAAAAAGACTAATATAGCAGTGATAAGGCATGAAAACTATGTTGATACCGAGTCTAATTTAAGTTCTAAAGTTTTCGATAACATCGCTAAGTCTATTGGTATCGACACTCATCAATACAAGGCCTTTTATCCTTATATTGATGAGTCAATAGTGAGTGCGAGGAACAATATTGCACACGGGGAGCGCTTGATTGTTGAGCAGGTTAGTTTTGAACAACTAACTGAAAAAGTACTCGCTCTAATGAATATGTACAAAAATGATATTGAAAATATAGTTGTTACAAAGGAATACTTAATATCCATTTAGTTAATTCCTTGTTTCATCCTTCATACAAATCATCCATCTTTTGCGTTCATGACCTTTATTACAAAATAAAGGCATGAACGCACAACTGACCGAAATCATGCGCCTTATCACCAACCTGATCCGCACCGGCACCGTGACCGAAGTGGACCGGGAAAACTGGCTGTGCCGGGTGAAAGTGGGCGAGCTTGAAACTAACTGGATTAACTGGCTGACGCTGCGTGCCGGTGGTGCCCGTACATGGTGGTGCCCGTCGCCGGATGAGCAGGTGGTGGTGCTGAGCATGGGCGGCAATCTGGAAACCGCTTTTGTGCTGCCCGCCATCTACTCCAATCAGTTTGCGCCGCCGTCGGATTCTGTGGACGGCTGCGTGACGGAGTACCCGGACGGGGGCTGGTTTGAGTACGAACCCGCCACCGGGCGGTGGCATGTCCGGGGTATCAAATCCATGGTGATCGAGGCGGCGGACAATATCACCCTCAAAACCGGTGAGTTTGTGGTGGAGGCTGACACAACACGCATTAACAGCGAGGTGGTGATCAACGGCGGCGTCACCCAGGGCGGCGGCGCAATGAGTTCTAACGGGGTCGTGATGGATAAACACGGTCACACTGGCGTTAAGTCAGGCGGGGATACATCGGGAGGTCCGGTATGACGCTGTATATCGGTATGAGCCGGAATGACGGGCAGGCCCTTGCGGATACAGACCATCTGCGCCAGTCGGTGCGGGATATTCTGCTGACACCGCAGGGTAGCCGCATTGCCCGACGGGAATACGGTTCGCTGCTGTCCGCGCTGATTGACCAGCCGCAGAACCCGGCACTGCGCCTGCAGATTATGTCTGCAGTCTATGTGGCGCTGAACCGCTGGGAGCCGCGCCTTACGCTGGACTCCATCACCATCAACGGCAATTTTGACGGCTCTATGGTGGTTGAGCTTATGGGACATAGTAATAACGGAGCACCGGTTTCCCTTTCCATATCAACAGGAGCAGACAATGGCAGTCATTGACCTTTCCCGGTTACCGCCGCCGCAGATAGTGGACGTGCCGGATTTTGAGACGCTGCTGGCTGAGCGCAAGGCCGCTTTTGTGGCTCTTTATCCTGTGGATGAACAGGACGCGGTGCGGCGCACGCTGGCGCTGGAATCTGAACCCGTCACCAAGCTGCTGCAGGAAAGCACATACCGCGAAATCCTGCTGCGCCAGCGTATTAACGAGGCTGCGCAGGCGGTGATGGTGGCCTATTCGATGGGAAATGATCTTGAGCAGCTGGCAGCCAACTGCAACGTGAAACGCCTGACGGTAGTGCCTGCTGATAATGATGCAGTACCGCCGGTCGCCGCAGTGATGGAAGATGATGAGGCGCTACGCCAGCGCATCCCTGCTGCGTTTGAGGGGTTGTCGGTTGCTGGCCCGACGGGAGCCTATGAATTTCACGCCAGAAGTGCGGACGGACGTGTGGCAGATGCCAGCGCAACCAGTCCGGCTCCTGCAGAGGTGGTACTTACCGTGCTGAGCCGGGAGGGTGACGGTACAGCAGTAAAAGACCTGCTGGATGTGGTTGAAAAAGCCCTGAACAGTGAGAGTGTACGCCCGGTGGCTGACCGTCTGACGGTTCGTAGTGCGGAGATCATACCGTACCGGGTGGAGGCTACCATTTTTCTTTATCCGGGGCCGGAAGCGGAGCCTGTTATGGCGGCGGCAAAAGCCAGCCTGCAGAGGTACATCGCCAGTCAGACGCGGCTGGGACGTGATATCCGCCGCAGCGCCATTTATGCCGCGTTGCACGTGGAGGGCGTCCAGCGTGTGGAGCTGACGTCCCCTCTGGAGGATGTGGTGCTGGATAAGACACAGGCGGCATCCTGTACCGAATGGAGCGTTACCAACGGGGGCACGGATGAATAGTCTGTTGCCGCCGGGTTCGTCGCCGCTTGAGCGCCGACTGGCGCAGACCTGCAGCGGGATTTCCGATCTGCAGATATCGCTGCGTGATTTGTGGAACCCGGCAACCTGCCCGATCAGATTCCTGCCTTATCTGGCCTGGGCGTTTTCCGTTGACCGCTGGGATGAAAGCTGGACAGAAAATGTCAAACGCCGTGTGGTGCAGGATGCTTTCTATATCCATCAGCATAAAGGAACAACCAGCGCCGTGCGGCGTGTGGTTGAGCCGTTCGGCTTCCTGATCCGCATCATTGAGTGGTGGCAGACCGGCGAAACGCCGGGGACGTTCCGTCTGGATATTGGCGTACAGGATCATGGTATCACCGAAGACACCTATCTGGAGCTTGAGCGCCTGATAAGCGATGCCAAACCATGCAGCCGCCACATGACAGGTATGTCCATTAATATGCAGACCAGCGGCCCTTACTGGGTTGGCGCAGCCAGCTACCTTGGCGAAGAAATCACGGTGTATCCGTATATCAACGAAACCATCATTTCCGGCGGCACCGCATATGAAGGCGGAGCAGTCCATGTTATTGACACAATGAGAGTGAACCCATGAGCGCAAAATTTTATACCCTGCTGACGGAGATCGGCGCGGCGAAACTGGCAAGCGCCGCCGCGCTCGGTGTCCCGCTGAAAATTACCCATATGGCGGTGGGCGACGGTGGCGGTGTGCTGCCCACACCCAGCGCGCAACAGACCGCGTTAGTTGCTGAGAAGCGTCGAGCAGCGCTGAATATGCTGTATATCGACCCGCAGAACAGCAGCCAGATTATTGCTGAGCAAGTGATCCCGGAAACTGAGGGGGGATGGTGGATTCGTGAGGTCGGCCTGTTTGATGAAACCGGCGCACTGATCGCCGTGGGTAACTGCCCTGAGAGCTACAAGCCGCAGCTGACAGAAGGGAGCGGACGTACGCAGACCGTGCGCATGGTACTGATTACCAGCAGCACCGATAACATCACCCTGAAAATTGACCCTGCAGTAGTGCTGGCAACCCGTAAATATGTAGATGATAAGGCGCTGGAGCTGAAGGTATATGTAGACGACCTGATGGCAAAGCATCTTGCTGCAGTAGATCCACATACGCAGTACGCGCCTAAAGTTAGCCCGTCGTTCACAGGTACACCAAGAGCGCCAACGCCAGCGGCAGGAAATAACAGCAGCCAGATTGCTAATACGGCATTTGTTCAGGCAGCGATAGCAGCACTGGTTGCGTCATCGCCAGCGGCGCTGGATACATTAAATGAACTGGCTGCTGCGCTGGGGAATGATCCAAACTTTGCGACAACAGTGATGAATGCGCTGGCAGGAAAACAACCTCTCGATACCACGCTGACGAATCTGAGTGGAAAAGACAATGCAGGGATTCTCCAATACCTCGGTTTAAAAGACGCACTTTTAAAAGGTGACGGGCGATTCCTTGCGGGAACGTTTGTCAGTGACGCAATTGACCGAACATCAATTGGTGCCAGAGCGGCTACAGGCTGTCAGTTTATGCGCGCACATCAGGCACCTGATGCGCCAGACCAGGTAAGTTTCTGGCAAATTATTACCCTTAGCGAGGTGATAAGTCCGACCACTGTTGTGGATGTTCTTGCAGTCAGTGGCAATAACGTATTGTTTGGTCACGGCACAGGAGCGGGTATTACCTCATGGCGTCAAGTGGCGATGCTGGAGGGGGGCGCCTTTACGGGGGGTATTTCTGCACCAAATATGCGTGGTGATACCCTGGTTACAGTTGGGGATGGCACTGGTGGGATGGCTAAAGGTGACGTTGATGGTGCAGGTTTTAATGGTAACAATCTGAACATTAAGTCATGGAATGGCATCGGATTTCAGAACTCAGAAGACCTGGCTATCCGGGCATATATCAGCACCCGACTCGGTGTTATCGCAGCTGCTGAAAATTTGCAGGCCGGAAATGCGATATTCAACAAAAACGGCGATGTTTACGGCGATATATGGGGCACAGGCAGCGGGCCTGGCTGGTTGAGTGCGTATATTGCAGGCAGACCGTTACGACAATACATCACCATGGTCGGTGTGTACCAGAACGACAAAACAAAGCCATTTATGCTTCATGATGATGGTTCTGGTGTATTCCTTGCTACAACTGACATGCTAAGTGGGTATGTTCAGTCAATTCGATTCGGTGCCGTTGAGCATGGAAACGTATATCGTTCGCCCGGGTTTGCAGACCAGTTAGGTTACGTCATTACAGGTGTTGAGAATGGAGACTCGAACGAAACACCAGACAGGATCCAACGACGCTTGTTACAGCTTAAAGTGAATGGTCAGTGGTATACGGTGGGGGCATAAAAATGAAACATTTTAAAAATTTCACTAAAACAACAGAATTAACACCCGTTCAGCAGGAATTATCAGAGAACTGCAGCATCCAGTTTATCAATGATGAAGCAGGTATTGACTGGTATATATTACAAAAACTATTCCACTCCGATACGCTGAAAATCCAGTATGACAAAACAGGACTGATTATTTCTGCAGATAAAGATGTGACAAAGCTATTTCCACTGAATTGCTCTGTTGTGGAATTTGCTGATACTGATATTCCTGATGATTTCCAGCCAGGTAATTTCACCTACAGCAACGGCACTATCGCCCCTGTTCAGACTGATTATGTTGCTTTAGCGACGGCAGATCGCGACAGGCGTATGGCAGCGGTCACGATAAAAATCAATCAGCTTATGGAAGCTCAGGACGATAGCGATATTACGGCGACAGAACTGCTGGAACTTTCAGCACTGCGTGAATATCGTACGAAACTAAGACGAATGGATTTAACTGCTGCGCCAAATATTAACTGGCCTGTGTATCCGAAAAAGTAACTCTGTCCCTGCGTTAGCGGGGTCTTTTTATCCCTTCCATTGTGCCATCTCCTGTACAACGTATATCGCGTGCGCCGCGTGCGTATCAACCAGAACATAAGGTATCCCTGTCAACCGGAGAGACTGCCTTATGGCTCAGGATTACCACCACGGGGTGCGCGTTGTTGAAATCAACGAGGGCACCCGACCTATTACTACGGTGAGCACTGCCATCGTGGGCATGGTCTGCACCGGCGATGATGCTGATGCGTCCGTGTTTCCCCTCAATAAGCCGGTCCTGCTGACTGATGTGCTTACCGCCAGCGGTAAAGCGGGTGAGTCCGGTACGCTGGCCCGCTCGCTGGACGCGATTGCAGATCAGGCAAAACCCGTGACTGTCGTTGTGCGTGTGGCGCAGGGCGAAACCGAAGCGGAAACCACCTCCAATATTATCGGCGGCGTAACTTCTGACGGTAAGAAAACGGGCATGAAAGCGCTACTGTCGGCGCAGTCGCAGCTCGGTGTCAAGCCGCGCATTCTTGGGGTGCCGGGACATGACACTCAGGCCGTTGCTACTGAACTGCTGGGCGTGGCGCAAAGCTTGCGCGGGTTTGCCTACCTTGCTGCTAATGGCTGCAAAACGGTGGAGGAAGCTATTGCCTATCGCGAGAATTTCAGTCAGCGCGAGGGAATGCTGATCTGGCCTGACTTCATCAACTTTGACACCGTGCTGAAAGCAGACGCGACGGCTTACGCCTCCGCCCGTGCGCTCGGCCTGCGTGCCAAAATCGACGAGCAGATCGGCTGGCATAAAACCCTGTCCAATGTGGGTGTGAACGGTGTCACCGGCATTTCCGCTGATGTGTTCTGGGATCTGCAGGACCCGGCAACCGATGCGGGACTGCTGAACAAAAATGACGTCACCACATTGATCCGCAAAGACGGCTTCCGCTTCTGGGGTTCCCGTTGTCTCAGTGACGAGCCGCTGTTTGCCTTTGAGAACTACACCCGCACGGCGCAGGTGCTGGCTGACACTATGGCGGAGGCGCACATGTGGGCGGTGGATGGCGTGCTTAATCCGTCGCTGGCCCGCGACATCATTGAAGGACTACGCGCCAAGATGCGCAGTCTGGTCAACCAGGGATACCTGATTGGTGGTGACTGCTGGCTGGATGAGTCTGTTAACGATAAAGACACCCTTAAAGCCGGGAAACTGACCATCGATTATGACTACACGCCGGTGCCTCCGCTTGAAAACCTGATGCTGCGCCAGCGCATCACCGATCGTTACCTGGTCGATTTTGCCAGCCGTGTCGCTGCATAAGGGGGAATAATGGCTTTACCACGCAAGTTAAAACACCTGAACCTGTTCAACGACGGGAACAACTGGCAGGGGATCGTTGAGTCTCTGACCCTGCCGAAATTTACCCGCAAGTTTGAGAAGTATCGCGGCGGCGGTATGCCGGGCGCAGTGGATGTGGACATGGGGCTGGATGACGGTGCACTGGACACGGAATTTTCAATCGGCGGTACCGAGCTGCTGTTATTCAAGCAGATGGGCAAGGCAACCGTTGACGGCATCCAGCTGCGTTTCACCGGTTCCATTCAGCGTGACGATACCGGCGAAGTGCAGGCCCTTGAGCTGGTTGTGCGCGGGCGCCATAAAGAAGTGGATTCCGGCGAGTGGAAAACCGGCGAGAGCAGCAGCACCAAAGTCAGCAGTACCAACAGCTACGCGAAGCTGACCATTAATGGTGAGGTGCTCTATGAGGTCGATCTGGTCAACATGGTAGAAATCGTTGGCGGCGTGGACCTGATGGAAGCACACCGTAATGCCCTCGGCCTCTGATTAACCTTAACGGCGCGGGCAGCCGCGCCAGTATTTCATTAACAGGATACGAACATGAGCGACAAGCTGACTGAAAAGACCGTAAAACTGGATACTCCCATCATGCGCGGTAAAGCTGAAATTACCGAAATTGTGCTGCGCAAGCCTCAGTCCGGCGCACTGCGTGGCACCCGTCTGCAGGCCATTATGGATATGGACGTGGGCGCAATGATGACTGTGATCCCACGAATCTCCACCCCGACGCTGACCGCGCAGGAAATGGCAGAGCTGGACCCCGCCGATCTCACCGCGCTGTCGGTAGAGGTGGTGACTTTTTTGTTGAAGAAGTCGGTGCTTGCCGGTTTACCGACAGCCTGACGATTGATGATCTTGTGGCGGACATCGCCACCATCTTTCACTGGTCGCCATCCATCACTGACGTTATGCCGCTGACTGAGGTGCTGGCGTGGCGGCATAAGGCAATTCAGCGAAGCGGGGCCAGCGATGAGTGACAATAACCTGCGTCTGCAGGTGATTCTTAATGCGGTTGACAAGCTCACCCGCCCATTTCGATCCGCGCAGACCAGCTCGAAAGAGCTGGCTGCAGCCATTCAGCAAAGCCGCGCCCGTTTAAAAGAATTAGATGCTCAGGCGGGCCGCATTGACGGTTTCCGCAAGGCCAGCGCGCAGCTGGCAGTCACCGGTAACAGCCTGAAAGCTGCACGCGAAGAAGCTGCGAAACTTGCCACGCAATTCTCTGCCACCAACCGCCCGACGGCGGCGCAGGCACGGCTGCTTGAGCAGGCAAAAAACCGCGTTACGGAGTTACAGAGCAAATATAACGGTCTACGTCAGTCGGTGCAGCGCCAGCGTCTTGCGCTCAATGAAGCCGGACTGGACACGAAAAAGCTCAGTAGTGCGCAGCGGGAACTGCGGCAGAATGCCGACGAAACCCGGCAGGCCCTGGACCGGCAGCAGAAATCCCTTAAACGCCTGGGCGAACAGCAGGCGCGAATGAACGCCGTCCGCGATCAGTATTCACGCCGTCTTGAGGTGCGGGATCGCATCGCCGGGGCAGGGGCTACCACTACGGCTGCGGGGGTGGCAATGGGCGCACCTGTTGTGGCGGCAGTTAAGAGCTACGCCAGCATGGAAGATGCCATGAAAGGCGTGGCAAAGCAGGTAAACGGGCTGCGGGACGATAATGGCAACCGCACAAAACAGTTTTATGACATGCAGGATGCCATCAAGGCCGCCAGCGAACAGCTGCCGATGGAGAACGGCGCTATAGACTATGCCGCGCTGGTTGAAGGTGGTGCTCGCATGGGGGTGACCAATCAGGACGATCCTTACGAAGAGCAGAAACGTGACCTGCTGGCTTTTGCATCCACGGCGGCAAAAGCGGCAACGGCCTTTGAACTGCCCGCAGATGAACTGGCAGAAGGGCTGGGGAAAATCGCGCAGCTCTATAAAGTTCCGACGCGCAATATTGAACAACTGGGCGATGCGCTGAACTACCTGGACGATAACGCCATGTCAAAGGGTGGGGACATTATCAACGTCCTGCAGCGTATGGGGGGCGTGGCTGACCGCCTTGACTTCCGAAAGGCCGCGGCGCTGGGTTCAACATTCCTTTCTCTTGGGGCTGCCCCGGAAATCGCCGCCAGCGCCTCTAATGCCATGGTGCGTGAACTGTCCATTGCCACCATGCAAAGTAAACGATTTTTTGAAGGCATGAATCTGTTGCAACTCAATCCGGCGGAGATTGAAAAGCAGATGACCACCGATGCCATGGGCACAATTCAGCGGGTTCTGGAGAAGGTCAACAATCTGCCGCAGGATAAACGCCTGTCAGCCATGACAATGATTTTTGGCAAAGAGTTTGGCGATGATGCGGCAAAGCTGGCTAACAACCTGCCGGAGCTGCAGCGCCAGCTGAAACTCACATCAGGCAGTGGTGCTAATGGCTCCATGCAGAAAGAATCCGACATTAACAAGGATTCATTGTCTGCGCAGTGGTTGCTGGTTAAGACGGGCGCGCAAAACGCTTTCAGCAGCCTGGGGGAAACGCTGCGCCAGCCGCTGATGGATATTATGGGCATGGTTAAGCGCGTGACCGGGGCGTTGCGTCGCTGGGTTGAGCAGAATCCCGTGCTGGCTGGCACGCTGATGAAAGTGGCGGCAGCTACGGCAGCCATTACTGTTGGGTTGGGGGCGCTGGCAGTGGCGGTGGCTGCTGTGCTGGGACCGCTGGCGGTTATCCGGTTTGGCCTGTCCATGCTGTCAGTTAAAGCGTTACCTTCTGCAGCCGCCGCTGCCACACGTACAGGTAGCGTGCTGCGTTTGTTGATCTCTGGTCCGCTGGCTTTGCTGCGCGTGGCATTATTTGCTGTTGGTAGCCTGCTGGGTGCGTTGCTCAGTCCTGTAGGGCTGGTTGTGGCTGCGCTGGCAGGCGTGGCGCTGGTTATCTGGAAATACTGGCAGCCCATCAGTGCATTTCTGGGGGGCGTGGTGGAAGGGTTCAAAGCCGCTGCTGCGCCCATCAGCGCCGCCTTTGAGCCGCTCAGACCCGTGTTTCAGTGGATTGGTGACAGGGTGCAGGCCTTGTGGGGCTGGTTCAATGATTTACTTACCCCGGTTAAATCCACTGCCGAAGAACTGAACAGCGCAGCTGCAATGGGGCGTCGGTTTGGTGAGGCGCTGGCGGAAGGTCTGAATAGGGTGATGCACCCACTTGAGTCACTTAAATCCGGTGTGTCATGGCTGCTGGAAAAGCTCGGTATTGTCAGTAAGGAGGCGGCAAAGGCGAAACTACCTGCGCAGGTTACGCAGCAGCAGTCCGCCACAGTGAACAGTGATGGCAAAGTGGTGCTGCCGCCAGGCGGGTTCCCGGCTTACGCGGGGATGTACGACACGGGCGGGATCATTCCACGCGGACAGTTTGGCATTGTCGGAGAAAATGGCCCTGAAATTGTGAACGGACCGGCAAATGTTACCAGCAGGCGGCGTACTGCTGCGCTGGCCTCTGTCGTTGCTAGCGTGATGGGGGTAGCTGCGACACCTGCAGAAGCGGCTCCGCTTCATCCGTTCAGTTTGCCTGCGAGGGCATACCAGCCCCCGCTTGCTAAGGCAGATAGCCCGCCGCCGGTTATTCGTTATGAGATAAATGCGCCCATTCATATTGTCGCTCAGCCTGGGCAGAACGCGCAGGATATTGCCCGTGAAGTGGCACGCCAGCTTGACGAACGGGAGCGCCGGGCCAGGGCAAAAGCACGCAGCAATTTCAGCGATCAGGGGGGGTATGAATCATGATGATGGTACTGGGTTTATATGTATTTATGCTGCGCACTGTCCCTTATCAGGAACTGCAGTATCAGCGCAGCTGGCGACACGCCGCCAACAGCCGGGTAAACCGCCGTCCGTCAACGCAGTTTCTTGGCCCGGATAACGATTCACTGACACTGTCCGGGGTTCTGCTGCCGGAAGTGACCGGCGGCAGACTGTCATTACTGGCGCTTGAACAAATGGCTGAACTGGGCAAGGCATGGCCTTTGATTGAAGGCAGTGGAACCATTTACGGCATGTTTGTTATTGAGAGTCTGAGCCAGACAAAGACGGAGTTTTTTGCCAGCGGAATGCCCAGGCGCATTGAGTTTACGATCACCCTCAAACGGGTTGATGAGTCGCTCTCTGACATGTTCGGGAGTCTGAGTGACCAGCTCAGCAACCTGCAGGATTCTGCAGCCTCTGCGATTGGAGGTATCAAAAACACGGTTGGAGGATTGCTGCAGTGAACGTTAATTCTGATCTCCTGAATCTGAACAGCAAAAGCCCGGCTTTCAGTATCACCATCGAAGGCAAAGACGTGACGACGGTGATGGATACCCGCCTGATGAGTCTGACACTGACGGATAACCGGGGCTTTGAAGCGGACCAGCTTGATCTGGAGCTGGACGACGCCGACGGGCTGATCGCCCTGCCGCGACGTGGGGCTGTGATTCAGCTGGCGCTGGGCTGGAAAGGCCAGCCGCTTTTCCCTAAAGGGGCTTTTACCGTAGATGAAATTGAACACAGCGGTGCCCCTGACCGGCTGACCATCAGGGCGCGTAGCGCAGATTTCCGTGAAACCCTCAATACACGGCGCGAAAAATCATGGCATCAGACAACGGTGGGGGAGGTGGTAAAGGAAATCGCCGCCCGGCATAACCTCAAAGTGGCGCTGGGTAAAGACCTGACGGATAAGGCGCTGGATCATATGGACCAGACCAATGAAAGCGATGCAAGTTTTCTGATGAAACTGGCGAGGCAGTATGGGGCGATTGCTTCCGTTAAAGACGGGAACCTGCTATTTATCCGGCAGGGACAGGGAAGAACGGCAAGCGGCAAGCCGCTGCCGGTTATCACCATCACGCGCAAAGCCGGTGACGGTCATCGGTTCACTCTTGCTGATCGTGGTGCCTATACCGGTGTTATTGCCAGCTGGTTGCATACGCGTGAACCCAGGAAAAAAGAGACAACCAGTGTTAAGCGTCGTCGAAAGAAAGCCACCACACCCAAAGAGCCGGAAGCAAAACAGGGTGATTATCTGGTGGGAACGGATGAAAACGTGTTGGTTCTTAATCGTACCTACGCCAACCGGAGCAATGCAGAGCGCGCAGCAAAAATGCAGTGGGAACGCCTGCAGCGCGGGGTTGCTTCATTTTCCCTGCAGCTCGCTGAGGGGCGGGCTGATCTCTATACGGAAATGCCGGTGAAGGTGACGGGATTTAAGCAGCCGATTGATGATGCAGAATGGACCATTACCACCCTGACGCATTCTGTCAGCCCGGATAATGGATTTACGACCAGCATGGAGCTTGAAGTAAAGATTGATGGTCTTGAAATCGAATAA